CACAGCTACACTTGCTATGGTGGGCGGTGGATACACCTTTTTAGACAGGTTTGAAGATAAAAGTATTCTTACTTGGGCACCTGAGTATTTTTCAATATCAGACGCACCTAAAGACGGCACATTTGATGTTGTAGTTGCTAGAGAAAAACATAGAGATGATTGTAGTGTAGAGGGCTTTACACTAGAAGTCAAAGACAGTAAACATCATGTACATACAGCATCACCAAGTATCAGCAAGTTCTCAGGACCTGCAAGCGAAAAGATTGATAAGTTTGGATACTCGTTTACCATTGATGCGGATCATCAACATATGATTGTGCCAGGCACAGCAACATTGCTTGCTCGTATTGATTATCAGTGTCCAGAAGGACCTGTAGTAGTAAGCTATCCAGATCATGCTAACCTACAATTTGAAATTAAGTAGTTGATATGTACGAATATAGAGCACACATAATAAAAGTTGTTGATGGTGACACAGTTGATGTTGACATTGATCTGGGATTTGGCATAGTACTAAGCAACGAACGAGTAAGAATCAACGGCATTGATACTCCTGAATCAAGAACAAGAGACAAACAAGAAAAGAAATTTGGTCTGGCTGCAAAAGCAAGACTCAAATCATTGCTGGGAAAAACTTGCACACTCAAAACACAAATAAACAAAAGTGGCGAAGACATGAAAGGCAAGTTTGGTCGTATCTTGGGCGACTTTGATGTGTATGATGCCGCCACCGACAGTTGGAGACCAGTCACTGCTGTATTGATCGCCGAAGGACATGCAGTTGCCTATCACGGACAAGCCAAAGCAGATGTGCAACAAGCGCACATGGCCAACAGAGTCAGACTGCTTAAAGAAGGTGTTGTAAAATAACCAAACCATAAATATCTTTATGATCGACGACCACTATGTAGAGATATTTAGAAACTTGGCAGACGAAGCAGAAAAAAGAACCGGGTACGAAATACCTGTGTTGCTGTCACAGTACACAATCATGATGCTGGCAGACCACATGCGTAAAACGCAATGGTACCCTGATCCCAGTTTTACAGAAAACTATCTACAAGTAAACAACAGTCGCAGTGCCAAAGAATTGGCAGACGAATGCTTGTTTATATCTGGTGTGTTTCCTGAATACGCAGTTCGCAACGGCGTCACACTGACCTACTATCACACGCTCGGTGAAGCATGTTACAGCAGAGCCGCAGTTGATTTAAACAAAGAACTGTTTCAAAATCTCAGCAATTACTTTGTGGAAGTGTCTACATGGACACGCAATGTTGTACACAACGCCATAAATCTTTATTGATACCGTTGCTGTTTTTGGCATAAATTAGTGTATGGATAATTTCTTTTGTGCTGCTCCTTGGCGTGGCCTACACATCAACCCCCGTGGTGATGTCAAAACATGCTGCGCCGGCAACCCCAACATGCTGGGCAACTTGAACTCACTGAGAATTGAACAAATACTCAACAGTGACCTGATGGCAGAAATCCGTCAAGAATTATCCCAAGGACGAGCACACGAATACTGTAGCAACTGTGTCAAAGCCGAACGTTTTGGTGCAGAATCAGAACGTGCATGGCACAACAATGTCAATTCCAATTTTGATTATGCCACAGCAGGTGATCAATATCACTATCCTGTGATTGTAGATGTAAGATGGAACACCACTTGCAATCTCAGTTGTAACTACTGCGGAGATTTTTGCAGTTCCAAGTGGGCTGCCATCAAAGGCATACCAGTCAAGTCAGGTGCTAGACCCTATTATGACCAAGTATGTGATTTTATAGAGCAACATCAAGATGCCATACACGAAGTTGCACTAGTAGGTGGCGAGCCGCTGATGCTGCCAGAAAACAGCAGACTGTTAGACGTAATACCAAAAGATGCAATTGTTACTTTAATAACCAACTTGTCAGTGGATCTTGAAAACAATAAAATATTTCAAAAATTAGCAACACGAAACAAAGTTGGCTGGAGTATGAGCTTTGACAATGTGGGCAATCAACTTGAATATGTGCGTCACGGTGCCGCATGGGACAAAATCAAACACAACTTTGCTCTTATTAAAGATTTAATGACCACACAAGGGCAGTGGGGCGGCATACATGCTGTGTACAACATGTACAATGCCACTAGAATTTGCGAACTGCGGGAGTTTGCAGAAGAAACAGGTACGTCGGTGTTATGGCAAAATTTATTCCAACCTGTATACTTAGATCCTTTCTTGCACGGACCCAAAGTTGCTGCCCTTGCTGCTGCCGAAATAGAAAAATTTTATGCAATGGACATTGCAACACCTGCGGAAAAACAGTTTTTTGATCAAGCATTATACAGATATCGTGCGGTTACATCTACAACTGATGACATTACAGAACAATTTAAAAATCACATTCAAGAAATTGAAACAAAATATCACCCAGATAGTCTGGGCAAATTTGCCAAATTATGGCCGGAGTTAGATAAAATTTATGTCTAAAAGTTTAGAAGGTGTACTGATCAAAGCACCGCACAAGCGGCAATCATTTACAGAAGCAGAAATGATGGAGTTTATGGATTGCGCTGATCCTGTGTCAGGACCGGCCTATTTCCTAGATCACTTTTTCCATATACAGCATCCTACCCAAGGAAAAATGTTGTATCATCCTTTTGAATATCAAGAACGATTGGTTGACGTTTATCACAATTATCGTTTCAGTATATCGATGATGCCGCGGCAAACAGGCAAATCAACATCGGCCGCAGGCTACTTGTTATGGTATGCTATGTTTGTACCTGACAGTACTATTCTTATTGCTGCACACAAATTCACAGGTGCTCAAGAAATTATGACACGCATTCGCTTTGCATACGAACTGTGTCCCGATCATATTAGAGCAGGAGTTACCACTTATAACAAAGGCAGTATAGACTTTGAAAACGGATCACGCATTGTGTCGGCTACTACAACAGAAACAACTGGTCGAGGCATGAGTATATCACTTCTATACGCCGACGAATTTGCATTTGTTCGACCTACTATTGCCAAAGAGTTCTGGACTGCTATCAGCCCCACGTTGGCCACAGGTGGTAAAGCCATTATCACAAGTACACCAAATTCAGATGAAGATCAGTTTGCATTGCTATGGAAAAGTGCGTTAAAGTGCGAAGATGAATATGGTAATCCAACACCGTTGGGCATAAACGGATTCAAAGCATTTCGTAGTTATTGGCAGGAACACCCGGATCGCGGCGAAGAGTGGGGCGCCAGTATGGAAGCTCAGTTGGGAACTGATCGTTTCAGACGAGAAATTGGATGTGAATTCATCATCAACGATGAAACACTTATTGCTCCTGCTATACTTGTCGAATTGCAAGGACAACAAGAACCGTTGTTTAGAACCGGGCAAGTACGTTGGTACAAACGGCCCGAGCCAGGAAAGATTTATATTGTGGCATTGGATCCCAGTTTGGGCACAGGCGGCGACCCGGCAGCTATACAGGTGTTTGAAGCCAACACAACTACCCAAGTGGCTGAATGGCGTCATAACAAAACCACAATTCCGGAACAGGTACGCATATTGGCCGATATTTGCAAGTACATAAATGAAACTGTCAAAGATTCCAAGAGCATTTACTACAGCATAGAAAACAACACAATTGGTGAAGCCGCACTTATTTCTGTTGCTGAATACGGAGAAGAAAAAATCGAAGGGTATTTTTTAAGTGACAACTCTGTTGCAGGCGGTGCAAAGCGTATAAGAAAAGGATTCAACACCACAAACAAAAGCAAGCTGTCTGCTTGCAGCAAGTTAAAAATTCTAATAGAATCTAAAAAAATGGTGATTAATAGTGCGCCATTGGTTTCAGAGTTAAAAACATTTGTAGCACACGGCACAAGCTATGCTGCCAAACCAGGAGAAACAGACGACTTGGTCATGAGCACAATACTTGCTATCCGTATGATGGTAATGTTACAAAACTATCATACTGAAATGGACTCGCAAATGCGTGATTTTAGTGACAGCATGGTGGAGCCAATGCCGTTCTTTGCAACATTTCGCTAATGCTAAAACTTTAATAAATATAATACTATGGCACAAAATACTTCAGGAAAACAACTCGCGGACCTTTTGGTCTCTCGCGGCTACGAACCAGAAATGCTGGACAGGCTTGGCAAGGCAGCGGCATCAGCGGAAGACGCTGAAATTTTTAGTTTCGATTTCGTCACATCAAACGATACTAACCACGGCACAGTGGTTGTCATGCTAGGCGCTGACAACGACTTAGAAGTATTCAGCGGCGACAATGTTGGCCGCGGCATGGACAGTGCAGACAAAACAGAATGGTATGAATTTCAGCATCAGTTGAAGAACTTTGCCACAAAGAATTTTATGACGTTTGGTAGTCAAAATATCAACAAACTCAAGTACAGCATGCAAGGGCAAGCAGCTCTCAAAGAAGGGTTATTTGAAAGTTGGAATGGCACAAAAAATGTCAGTTACAACGGCGGCCCAGATTCAGTTCGTCTAATGATCAAACACAAGCGCCCAATGGGTGTCAACGAAGCACGTTTCCGACAAGTTGAAAGTCTATTTGTAGAAACAGCCGAAGGCGAACGCTACAAGTTGCCATTCCGTAATTTATCAGGTGGACGTGCCATGGTAGAGCATGTTCGCCAAGGCGGCAAGCCGTACGACATGCGTGGGGCACACATTGTCAACATGGTCGAAGAAATCAATGTTCTAAGCCGTTTCCGTAGAGCCAGTAAAGGACAAGTATTTGAAGGCGAAACTGCCAACTTGGTGAATGAAACCAATGCTTATTATGAAACAATGAGCCGAACACTCAAAGGACTAGCATCAGGCCGCGGATACAACACGTATTTTGAATCCTGGAATCCTGCTGATATAACAGGACAAGATGTAATCATTGAAGACATCAAAACATTATTCGTTCAAGAAACCATTGATTCACGAATTGAACAGGCCTTACCAATCTTGGCCCGCATACAACAACAAGGAACCGTTATGAAAGAAGCAAACATATTTGAAGCCTGGGCAGACCGCCTGATGGAAGGAACATGGACAATTCCAAATACTCCAGAACAACAACAAGAATTAATTGCGTTGTTGTCAAAAGAATTGCCAGTTGGTGCCGATGCAGTCAATGCAACAGAACAGTTGTATAGCTTGTTCGGAGACGACGTATTGTTTGACCAATTGCATGAGTTGGCTGATGCTGATGCCGATGCAGATGCTCGCGAAATTGTTATTGCACGCCTTAAAGAGTTTGCACAGCAAGACCCCAGTATTGCCGAAATCATCACTGCTTTAGAAACTCCAGCAATCGAAGCCGAGCCAGAAGCAGTACAAGAAGGCGAAGTAAAAAGAATGTTGTGGGATCGGGCAGAAAATATGCAACGTGCTGAATTTATTGCCAGTGCTGCTGAAATAGGAATGGAAGAAGCCGAAGCATTTGAATTTTGGAACTCTGTCAATGGCGAAGATGACGTTTACAACGACAGTGGACTAACATTTGATGATTCTGAATTTGAAGAACCAGATGATTCAGTTGAACGCATGATGGAATTGTCCGGAATGACACGTCACTCAGTCGATGGCGGTATGGACAATGACATACTTCAAGACGGTAGTTTCAACACTGATGGCAGCTATAACACATCAGATGACGAAGCAAACGAATTTGATGATGTAGAGTTCGATGATGGTGCTGCCATGTATGACGACGATGTTGACGAAGGCGACAACACTTACAGACCCAGCGGCGAAGAAATTGCCGGACCAGAAAAGAAAACCATTGGCGATAAGATCAAAGGCTTTGCCAAAGATATGGGCAACAAAGTTGCTCCCGATGATGAAACATTGTTAAAAGACCTACAGAACAAAGCAGACGGCTTAGACGAAGCAAGCTGGATCAATGGTCGTAAACAAGACGACAAAGAACTAGTTTGGAAACAAACCAGTATGAGCTACGAAGAAGCATGCAAGAAGTACGGTAAAGAAAATTGCAAACTTGGTGGTAAGAACCGACGTGGTGATGACACAGTTGAAGTAAAAGTTCCATTGGTAGCCGAAAGCGAGTACTCTGCTGTAAGTGGTCAATACGGACACTCTGGTAAAATGCAAGAGTTTGGCAAAGTCGAAGACGATGTAATGTCAAGACTCAAACAGTTGTCTGGATTGATAAAGACAATGTAAATTAGTCATTTGAACAAATGCGTCATAAATATCATTGACGCTAGCAACAAAAGCGTGTACACTACTTGTGTGACACGCTTTTTTATTAGCATCACAGGCAACTTAGAAAACATTTTATAACACTTAGAAAGGCAACTTAAAATGGCATCATTAGCAGAAATTAGAGCAAGACTCGCGGCATCAGAAGGTAACAGCAACAAAGGTGGTTCATCCGGTGGCGACAATGCAATTTACCCACACTGGAACATGGATGAAGGTTCATCTACAACACTCCGATTCCTCCCAGACGCAAACACAAAGAACACATTCTTTTGGCAAGAACGAGCAATGATTCGTTTACCATTTGCAGGCATCAAGGGACAAATGGACTCAAAACAAACAATCGTGCAGGTACCCTGTATGGAAATGTGGCAAGAAACTTGCCCAGTCCTTACTGAAGTACGTGGATGGTTCAAAGACAAAGCTCTTGAAGACATGGGTCGTAAGTACTGGAAAAAGCGCAGTTACATTTTCCAAGGTTTTGTTCGCGAAAACCCAATGACTGACGAGAAGACTCCAGAAAATCCAATTCGTAGGTTTATAATTGGCCCACAATTGTTTACACTTATCAAAAGCGCATTGATGGATCCAGAGTTGGAAGAATTGCCAACTGACTACTTGCGTGGTTTGGATTTCCGTATTACCAAAACAGCCAAAGGTGGTTATGCTGACTACAACACATCAAAGTGGGCTCGCAAAGAATCTGCATTGACTGAACAAGAGCAGGCAGCAGTAGAAGCACACGGGTTGTGGGACTTGAGCACATTTTTGCCCAAGAAACCAGATGAGGCCGCTGTCAAAGTGATCAAAGAAATGTTCGAAGCGTCAGTTGATGGTGCGGCATACGATACTGAGCGTTGGGGTTCTTACTTCCGTCCAGCAGGTGTATCAGCACCAGCAGGCAATTCTGAATCCGCGCCAACTCCACAGGTCAATCCTGCTCCAGCGGCAGCACCAGCGGCAGCATCAGATTTTGACGAAGATGAACCTGTAGTGGCAGCCGCTCCAGTTGTGGCAGCAACTGCGGCAGCACCGACTCAGAAAGCCGAAGATATTTTGGCTATGATTCGCAGCCGTCAACAGAAGTAATAACAAGAAAAAGTGCGTGGTGTAATGCCACGCACTAATTAATGTTAACTGTAAAGAGATTAATATGATTTTAATTTTAGGAAAAAGCACTCTTTCATACGAGCTAGAACAAATTATACCTAATTGTGTTATAGTTGGAAAACCAGAATATGATTTTTCAAAACAAGAAGATTGTGATCGACTAATCTCTAATTTTTCTCCTAAGGTTGTAATTAACACAGTTGGAGTAATGTCAGACGATTTATGGAATGTATTAGTAACAAATTACGTCGGAGTAGCATATGTATCTTTAAAATTTTACGAAAAAATAAAAAATCTCCAAATAATCAATATAAGTAGCGCTAGTACACATTGGGTAAGTTATCCTGATATTAACACATCACGCTTGTGTTATAATATTAGTAAAGAATCATTGACAAATTTTGGATCACACATGATTCGAAAAACAGCAAATAATTTAGACTTTAAGATTACTACCATTGAACCCGGGAAGTTTTCAAGCAAGATGAATAATCATACGCCCGGAGCACTTACAGCAGCAAAGGTAGCAGAAATAATAAAATTTACTATACAGTCGTCGATATCCAGAATATCAATAACAAATTAATGTTAAAATTTAAAAATATAAAAAGAATTCAAGTTGAAGTAAGCAACTATTGCAACGCAGCCTGTCCTCAATGCCCTCGAAATTATTTTGGCGGCAAAACTATTGCTACTTTGCCTTTAAAAAAATGGTCTCTCAATGAATTTAAGAAAATTTTTACAAGCGAATTATTGGATCAAATCCAAGAAGTCTATTTTTGTGGAACTTACGGTGATCCGTTAACAAACAATGACATTGTTGAAATGTGCCAATATATCAAAGGGCATAGTAGTTTAATTAAAGTTGGAATTCACACCAACGGCGGAGTTGGAAAAACACAATGGTATTGCGATTTAGCTGATTGTACAGATTTTATAGCATTTGGAATTGACGGAATTGTTGATACTAACCATTTGTATCGACGGAATGTTAAGTGGGATCAAGTAATGCAAAATGTAAATTCCTATATACAAGCCGGGGGATATGCCATATGGGATTATGTAGTATTTCAACATAATGAATTGCAAGTCGATACAGCTCAAAAAATGAGCAAAGAATTAGGATTTAAAGAATTTAATATAAAAAAAACAAGTAGATTTTTTAAAAGAGATCACGTTTATAGCAAAACCTTAGAGGTTTACAACACCGACGGAGAAATTGAATACACAATCTCACCACCAACCAATAGCAACTATGTGAATAGTGGATATGAATCTATAAAAAATTTAACTTTGAGCCAGCCTATAGCAGATTATGCCAGCTCAACAGTTATTAACTGTAACGCTCGCCGCATTGGCGAAGCCTATATTGGAGCAGATGGTTTTGTTTTTCCATGCGGGTGGTTGCACGATAGAATGTATGGACCCGAGGTCGCACAACATCGAGACTATTCAACAATGCAAAAACTTATAGACAAAGCTGGCGGCTATAAGAATACTAATGTATTTTATTCATTATTTTCAGACATACTAGAAGGTCCTTGGTTTGATATTATTGAGCAAAGTTGGTCTAATTCCGATCGATTGGAAAGGTGTGGTATTATGTGTGGGTCAACACTTAATTTAATTAAAGATCAAAATACTTTTATTACATATAAAAAATGAGTACTATACTTGTTTATTTTGATTATAAAAATTTTATATGTAGTTTCAATGGCTCTCAACATTCCAAATTTACCAATGCCTATTAGAGATAAAATTTCCAATTTCTATCCGCCCAACACCGCTGCTGTTACACTAGGATTTGATATTGATAATTCTATTTTTGATAAATCAAAATTTTTATCAGCTATGGAAACACTATATCATCAGTTAGCATACGATGATTTTAACCGTCGATTAGTTGGAGACTTTTGGCAATCCTACATGGATTTACACATAGACAAACATCAAAATACATAGTATAATATATTAACATTTTTAAAAAGGCAAATCATGGCAAAACCATTTGATATCTCAAAGTTCCGCAAGGACATCACAAAAAGTATCCAAGGCCTAAGCATTGGATTTAACGATCCAACTGACTGGATCAGCACAGGCAACTATGCACTTAACTATCTGATCTCAGGTGACTTCAACAAAGGTATTCCACTGGGCAAAGTTACAGTATTTGCCGGCGAATCAGGTGCAGGCAAGAGCTACATCTGTTCAGGCAACATTGTAAAGAACGCACAAGAGCAAGATATATTTGTTATTCTTGTTGACACAGAAAACGCACTCGACGAAGCATGGCTTCGCGCACTGGGTGTTGACACTAGCCCCGAAAAGTTGCTTAAACTCAACATGAGCATGATCGACGACGTTGCTAAAACAATTTCCACATTCATGACAGACTACAAAGCACTTCCAGAGGAAGAGCGCATGAAAGTGTTGTTTGTAATTGACAGCTTGGGCATGCTGTTAACTCCGACTGATGTGAACCAGTTCGAAGCAGGCGATATGAAAGGTGACATGGGTCGTAAACCCAAGGCACTTACAAGCCTTGTTCGAAACTCCGTCAACATGTTTGGCAGTCATAACGTAGGCTTGGTCGCAACCAATCATACATATGCTAGTCAAGACATGTTTGATCCAGATGATAAGATCAGCGGCGGACAAGGTTTCATCTATGCAAGCTCGATTGTTGTTGCAATGAAGAAAATGAAGCTGAAAGAAGACGAAGACGGCAATAAAGTTTCTGAAGTCAACGGTATCCGTGCAGGGTGTAAGGTAATGAAGACACGCTACGCAAAACCTTTTGAAGGCATGCAGGTCAAAATTCCTTATTCAACCGGAATGAGTCCGCACAGTGGACTAGTTGATTTGGCAGAGAAAAAAGAAATTCTCAAGAGAGAAGGCAACAGTTTGGTATTTGTAACTGCCGATGGTGAAATTGTTAAAAAGTTTCGTAAAAAGTGGGAAGCAAACGAAGATGGTTGTTTGGACAAGTTAATGGCTTATTTTTCAGGATTGAAAGAACAAACAGCCGTGATTGAAGAAACGTTAGAAGAAACAACGGAGGAATAACAATGTCAGTGGAATTATCTAGCGAAATTTGGAATGAACTCAGACGATATATCAACACAGTTGATCGAGAAGAAGCCGCAGAAGTTTTAGTTTCTGTGCTAGTTGACAACGACGTTGATCCTGATGATATTCGAGACATGTACAAAGGCGACAAAGAAGTCAAAGTGGCGCTGGCAGCCTACATCAAAGATCTCAGTGACGATCCTGATGAAGAAGAAGAATATGATGAAGATGACGACAACGAATCTGAGTATGAAGATTAATTATGTGGCTTAGCCGTGTTACAAACAATCTAGGCGAAATCCCAGACTTTATTGCTTATTTTGAAAAAGAGCTTGAATCTGCACGACGTGATTGCAACATTGGCGGCCTAGTTGAAAAAAACATTTCAGCATTGCCCGGCATCACTGAGCATAGATTTAATCAATTACAAGAAATTGAAGCAATATTAAATCATTTAAATATACAACTACGCAAGATTCGTCGTCGACATTTTCAAAAGTACTTAGAAGGATACGCCCGTGCATTGTCCAGTAGAGATGCAGAAAAATACGTAGACGGCGAAGACGAAGTAGTAGACTTTGAAACTATTATTAACGAAGTAGCGTTCCTTAGAAATCGATTTCTAGGAATTATGAAAGCAATGGAAAGTAAAAACTTCATGTTAGGACATGTTGTTAGATTACGGGCCGCCGGCATGGAAGATATACAACTATGAGTTTTAGAAACGACGAAGAGCGGCACGAACACAGTTTACAAACTCTCAACACGCTATTTGAGTATGATGACTTTATGGAAAGCATTGGATCATTGGTTGATCTTGGGTGCGGTGCCGGAGCAGATCTAGAATGGTGGGCAACCAGAACCACTCGCGATGATGCGCCCATCCCGTTGAACATTCGCTGTACAGGAATTGATATTGCTGACGCACCGTCAAAGTTTAAAAAGTATCCCAATGTCACACATCAGAAGTTTGATTTTGAAAAAGTCAACGAGTTATCATTAAAATCAAAGTTTGATGTGCTGTGGTGTCATGACGCTTTTCAGTACTGTGTCAATCCACTTGACACACTGGCCAAGTGGAATGGCATTGCCGAAGATGGCGGTATGTTGGTAATTGCAGTTCCGCAGACCACATTCATGAACATACGTCAGTTATCGTTTGTGCAGCCCAGCGGATGTTTCTATCATCACACTGTGGTCAGTTTAATGCACATGTTGGCAGTAAATGGATGGGACTGTAATTCTGGATTCTTTTTAAAACGCCCCGACGATGAATTTATCCATGTAATTGCGTACAAAAGCACACATGCACCGATGAATCCAAAAACCACTACATGGCACGAGTTGGTTGAAAAAGACTTATTGCCGGAAACAGCAGTGGCCAGCATACAACATCACAGTATGGTACGACAGCAGGATCTAGTATTGCAATGGATTGACAAAAGTCTATCTGTTATGGGACACCATTAACCGCTCAAGTGGTAACCCAGTGGCAATTTCGTCTGTGTACCATTCAGTGTGTGCCAATTGTTCTAACCATTGAGCACGGTCCGGTCTTGATGGATTGTTTATTGTAGACAAATCCAAGTTACCAACAGGTGCTGCCAAACTAGACGCATCAACAAACGCCGGGACACCTGCTAATATTGCTTGTGATCCCGGTCCGCTGTTGTGGTTGACCACAGCCCACGCTGTTTTTAAACTACGATCATAATCAAAGTTATCGTACGTTCCTTGTACAGGCCTTGGCATTTCTATAACACATCCCGGAACGTCGCCTATGCGCTGTCGCGGATGCGGGCGTATAACAATAGGCTTGTCTGTGTATTCTCTAATCTTACGAGCAGTTTCTGTTAGCCAAGCAACAGTAGGAGGTTGCCCTGCCCATTGCTCGCTGTTAGATCGCTGGGCAGCAATAACAATATTGTATCCATTTGTGATCCACGGCTTGGCCTCTAGACGCAACTGATCTGCCCGCCCTGGGATCAAATCTTTTCCATAATACGCTGTACTCCCGGTTCCGTTCAGTCCCAGTTTCCAAGTACTGCCACGGCGCAACATTCCCACTTCTGCTACTATAACAGACCTTCCGCTTGACCTAAATGCTTGCCATACTTCACGATTGTGTCGCATACGGCCGTGCCACAGTTGACTCCAGATAACAGCAACGTCAGCCGAACTGTCCATGTTGTTGTGTTTGACACCAATTTGGTCTAGACCTGTTCTTATGGCTTCAAAAACAGGTGAACTATTAAGTGCACCATATTGGTCAAAAATACTTACTCTCATAATATACCTAGTTAAATATACACTTAGTTATAAGGAAAACAATGAGTCGGAAATTCTCTGTGGTTACCACATTCAATGCGCATGGATACAACCAGTATGGCAAAAGAATGATCAACACATTTTTACAAAACTGGCCTGCCGAAGTTGACTTATTGGTTTACGCAGAAGATTGCACAGTGGTAGAATCTGCATCCAATTTAAAAGTGTTGGACTTGCACAAGGAGAGTCCTGCGTTGGTAGCGTTTAAAGAAAAATGGAACAACGTTCCCAAAGCCAATGGCATTATATCAGCGGATCCAGTAAGAAGCCAACGCAAGGATGCTGGCAAAAGTTTTAAATGGAATGCCATACGTTTTGCTCACAAAGTCTATGCTATTTTTGCAGCAAAAAAAGCACACACTGATTGGTTGTTGTGGATGGACGCAGATACTGTATGCCATAGTCCTGTTACACTTGCACGATTAAATGAATTGTGTCCCATGGACAAAGAACTTTGCTTTCTAGGGCGGCGCGGCAAATACACCGAGTGTGGATTGTATGCAATGAATTTACGTTCTACAAATGTGTCGGATTTTCTTAAGAAATTTCAACATGTGTACGACGATGCAGAAAATGGTATA